ACAAGTTCATATCACCTATATTATATGAAGAATTAAAGAATCTTGAAATAAAGAAAACTGGACGTATTGACCACTCTGCTAATAGTCATGATGATAGTACATTCTCTTATCTATATTCTATATATCCAATTTATTATGGAAAGAATGTAAGAGATAATTGGCACATCTCTATACCTACACTTAGAACAGCAGATGATGAAGCTCAAGAAATATTCCAAGATTTTAATGCTACTGAAACAATATCCATTGTTAGAGATATAGAAAATCTTGAACATGATGATATGGTTAATGAACAATTAAAACAGCTTGATAAGACAAAACTATATAGTCAGTTCTTAGCACAACAAAAGGCTGAGAATGATGCGGCAATGGCTCAAATACTAGCAACTAAAGTTGGTAAAGAAGCATACTCTAGACAATTTAATATTCCTCTCGAACAATTAGAGGGGGAAGATAATGGATTTGATATGATGGGTATTATAAATAATTTCTATACAGAACATGAAGAACCTAATGAAAAATATCAAAGATATGATGATTATATATGGAAAAATTAAAGAGAGGGCTAGTTAATCTAGCCCTCTGCCTTTTTACTTCAGTAATGTAGATATCATCTTAAATAAGTCATTAATACTATCTTCATAGTTGTTGTCATTTCTAAGAGGCTCTGTCTTAACTTCTGTTTTTACATCTTTATTAAACTTATCACATTCATTAAGGCATCTCTTTAGACAAGCTTCTGAACACTTATTAGCAGACTGACTTTTGATAGACTTAATGTGTTTATACTCAGTATTATCAGTAGCCTTATCTAAGTCTTCTACCTTAACAACTTCCCAATCAAATTCAAACAGATTAGAATTTGATAAAGTCCAAGGTTCCTTGATAACTTTATCGCCATTCTTTAAGTATATGTATATATATGGCTTTGTCATCTTAGAGTTATCATCTGGGAATTGAATACAAATATAACTCTTAGCAAAACTGTTTTCTTTATCCCACTTACTACGTCTCATTCCATACAAACAACGAGAATCGGAAGTATGATAAGTTGAAAGGGAATGAAGCATATCAAATGCCTCTCCGAATGATAGGTTTTTATTTTTTCCATTAAGAAACTTCTGTACATAAACGTAAGGTGAACTCATTTTAATATCCTCCATTAATTATTATTATCAAAATTTGAAAACGCTCTGTTTTCAAATCTTTTATAAACATTGTATATATTTCCTTCCGAATTATTTAAATGTTGGTACTTCTCTATTTGTTATTTCATCAAAACCTGATGTGGATAGCTCTTCTATATAACGTATGTCATTTACATTGATACTTTTACATAAAGACTTATTATCTTCAGAATAATCAATCTTTATAATATCTATTACGATAGGTTTGGTATTCTGATTTATACATTTTAATGTATTACAATCTACAAAACTGGAATAACCAGTTATACGACAATTGTAAGTTACTAAACCTGCCATATTATCTGCTACTGTAAGTTTATAAATTTTGTCACTATCTATGTAGTAAACATGCGTATGAATCTTATCTTTATCTTGGTAAGTTACTTCTAATGAAAGATTTAGAGTAGCTTTAGCGTTACAAGTTAAAAAAGAAATCATTAATCATCATCTCCTTTTATTATTTTTCTTATTACGTTTTCTCTGCTTCTTAGTATTCCTTTCAAGAAGAGGTGTCATAGTAAATTCTATCATATCAGAGAGTTCATTTGTACCCATTATTATATCTGCTACAATCTTACTTGTATGCATTGTATGCGAAAGCATTGTAAATGAGTTAGATAAATAATAAGCATATATATGCTCTTCAATAGTATTAAGTTTTATCGAATCTACCATGCTTACCTTAGCAATAGATAAAATAGTCTTAGCTATATCTTCTCTAAGATTAATAGCAAGTAGTCCTTTAAGACAAGCTTCAAGTGTTCTCGGTATAGGATTTACAGTATTTCTATAGTTATCATAGTCATATATAATCTTATTCCAAGAGTCTCTTGCCAGCTTATAGTGTTTGTTTATTAAAGTAGGATTTCCCTTAATCATATTAATCAGTCTTGTCATCTTAACCGATTCTTCAAAGTTATTTGATATAGTAATCAGCTGATTAGCTTTCTCTTCATCATTAGGACGAATTATTTCAGACTTTTCAATAAGTTTGGTAGTAAACTTTTCATATAAATCATCATTATAGTCGTCCATTATGGCACCTGTAATGTTACCCATCGGTGCCATTACTTCCTGAATCTGCTGATTAAAATCATTTATTTCTCTATCAAGAAATGTATTATTAACAAGGTCATTTATAAATGACTTAGCAAAGAAGTTTATAGTAGACTTATTTGCTCCTACATTCATTGCTTCTTTATTAATAATGCTTTTGATTGATTCTGGAAGAGCTTCAAAAACATTAAACTTTTCTCCTGACTTATAACGATTCATAACAGATATAAGCTGCATTGCATCATTATAATCTATGTCATCGTACTGCTTCATAAGAGCAGTTGTAATTACATCATCTGGTAATGAAATATTAGTAGCAGGTACGTCATTAAATTCTTCTAATGACATGGTATGTTCTTCTTCATTATTATCATCAGTAGACTTTATTGCATCTATAATTGTTTCGGGAGAAGAAACAGCATCAATAGTATTACTTAATTCTTCTGTTACATCATCAAGTGTCTCATTTGATGTATTTGGATTAGCCAATGCTGCTGCTGCGGTTGGAAGTCCTGTTACAATTTTATAAACCTGTTCTTTGGTAAGAATTGACTTCTTGTTAGATTCTCTAACTTTCTTAAAAGTTTCGATAATGTCTTCTTCTTCAGTATATTCTTCTCTACCTAATGTATCAAGTGATGCCATTTTAATTGCCTCCTGTTCTGTTATCGGGTATAACTTTTTAAACTCTTCTTCAGTAATGTTATCTAACTCAACCATTTGAGTATCTTCTGTAGAAATAAAAGTATCTTTACTTTCATTAACAGTTTCATCTGTGACAGAAGATTCTGTTTCTTCACGAAAGGAAACATTTATGTCCTCTTCAGATATTACTTCTGTTACTGATTCTATATCAGTATCAATAGGCTTATTAAGCATTTCTGCCTTAAGTTCCTCTTCAATAATGCCCATAGCTTCATTATCCTCCTTAGTCATTTGACTAGCTGTTTTACCAAGTTTTCTTGCTTTCATATATTTATATTTATCGTATAAACCGTTAGCTATATATTCATTACGTTCCTCGATAGACATGGGTGTATCAGATTCAAATATATTCTTAAGAACCTCTTCTTCTACAGCAATGTTGTCTTGCTCTAATTCAAAGTATTCTTGTCTTATTGGGTCATCAGGATATCTTTGTTGTTGTATATTATCCATCAATACAACGTCTGGATTCTCCATACGTTCTTTACATAAAGAATCAATTAAGTTATTCATATCAGCTCTACTTAGATTAGAACGTCTGTCTAAATCTGATGGTGAATAACTATAAGTGTCATCTGTTATCCTATATGCATTGTCAATTACTGGCATTTTATTCAACTCCTTCTATATTATCATATTCCTCTTGTTCTTCTTCTTTATCCGAGTAAGCATTAGTTTGTTGTTGAATTTGAGATTGCTGCTGCATCATTATATCAGATGCTAATAACTTCTGAATAGCAATTCTAATCTCTGTTAATATTGCAGGATTATTTATAACTTGACAAAATTCATCTTTAAAGATATTTCCAAATGGTTGGACATTTTGATAGATATAATCACACATATCTTTATTATAATTCATCATTAAGAAAGTATAAAAGTCTATGTCAAATCCTGAGATATAGTATATTACTTCTTTGATGCGTGCTATTATAATAGCTACTATTGGGTCATCATATACTTTTCGTATATAATTAGAGCTACTATCTTTTACCTTCTTATATCTATCTAATCCCATATTACTATACAATACATTACGATTAAAATAGATGTAACGAGCAAAAAAATTAATGATGTTTCTAGCATAGCCAGAAACAAACAAATCATATAAGTTATAAGCAATAATATAACAATCTGGCTCATCGCCAAGATACTGTATGTTAAAAGTATTACATATCTTATTAATGATATTTAGATATACCTCATTACGAATAGACATTATACTATCGGAATCAGTAGGATAGTTATTTAACATGTCTTTAAAGTTAATCTCATAAGAGTTAACTATATTAGGGTTAGATACAGTTGGGTTATAAGCATATCTATTTTTAATGGAGTTATCTATTACATCCATGACATAAGAATTATTAAAACGAGAGAGTAACTCAGCTACTTCTCCCTCTGCGACCATATTATATATCTGGTCGTTTCTATATAGGTCTACTGACATATATATCACGCTCCTTTATTTACTGATAAGTTAAATGCTGTGTAAGAATAAAAAAATAACAGGGACTACGAAGTCCCTGTTATCTTTCCCATTACTCTACTATATGAATAGAGTTTTCAATCAAGTGTCTTACATTTGATTGTGTTGGGTTAACACCGTAGCGTTCTCTGAACGCTATGATGTCATTTGGATATAGATACAAAGTCAGTCTGCTAGACTTTGTATTCTCTGATTTATCTGTTACCTTAAATTTGGAGTTTATTACTCCATTGATAAGGTGAACAACAAACCTACTCTTAGAGTAGGTTGTATCATATTGTTTATTCATATACTCTTGGCAACAAACAATAGATTTTTTCATCTTATCAGATATCTTAAGTTTTAAAATCTGATAAGATTTTTTGTGGTCTGTATTTTCTATTGATTGATGAATTATATAATTCATCTTGTTAGAAAATACTCGGTTAAAGTATTCATTTATAGAAATGTCATTTCTATGAACTTTCATAGATGACACCAGAAGCTTATATTGTGCTTCTGTTAAATTCATGGAAATGACTCGTTTATATTCGAGTTCAGCTCCATCTACAATAGGTTTATCATACCTATTGTATTCTTCCTTGGATATAGGAAGGAATCTTCTTCCTGCTTCTGCTCTTGAGATTTCTCTCTTATCAGCAATTATGTCGATATAATCGACAATCGACGCTGAAATTGACACAGATACCAGGTGTCTTTTAATTTCTGAATTAAGTTTGTAATTTGCCATTTTAAACATCCTTTCTGTATTAAGAAGGAGTATAGATTACTCCTGCTTTGTTGGTTTTTAAACATCTCATATGATAGAGAGGTTATAGTTTAAATAAAAAGAAGACTGGCATATAATATGTCAGTCTTCTTTTAATGCTTAATGCTTAATCCTTTGGATTATCATTTCTGTAATCTTCTGCTTCATTATTCAAAACAGATGAGTTTTTAATTCCATCCAAGATAACGATACAATATTCACGATAATCTTTTCTATTATTATTAATAGAATGGAGTGTATGAACAAGTATCCATTTAGAATCTTTGTTGGGTGAGACACAAATATATTTGTTATACTTGTTGATGAACTGAATCATTGTCATCATCTGTCGATATGCTACAAATTTCTCAGGGTCTTCATTAAACTTAATTTTAAGTTTATTCAGACAGTTAATCATATCAGTTCTAGTATCAAGAATGAATGTTCTGAATCCTTGATAAGACATATCCTTTTTATTGATGAGCACAATTGTATCATCAGGATAAGAACAAATATGAGTAATATCTACCATGTCAGTATCAATTACATCAGGTTCGATTCTACAATCAGATTTGATAAGATAATGAGGGAAATAATAGATTGCTCCATATTTCTTACCCTTATCTTTCTCATCTACATGAGGTTTGAAACAGTCTGGATGAGGTGTAAGTGAACAAGTATACTTGTTCACTTTCTCGCAAGCAGTAATATCAAAAGGTCTCAAAGTACCATTTTTGATATATCTGTTTACATATTCTTCACGAGTTGTATTTACATATTCAACTCCTCCAAGAATTTCTTCCTCCATAGGCTTCATAATTGCCTCTGGGTTTCTTTCATTGTTTTTGTAATTTGCCATTTTAAACATCCTTTCTGTATTAAGCAGGAGTATAGATTACTCCCGCTTTGTTGGTTTATGTGTATTTAAAGCGTGTATTAAACACTTTAAAATCACTGCTTTCTTTTACGTACTTCGTCAAAGAAGTCGTGAATATAATATCTTGCACATTCGTTGTTGTCTACATACATCTTACAGAATGCATTGAATGCACACGATATTAACACATCAATTGACGTAGGTGTTGGCTGCATACTGTAGAATGTTTCATTATGATAATTGCAAAATGCAACCACAGTATCATAGTCAACAGGAATCCACAAGTATTTCACTGTTGCGGATTCTTCAGGTTTTTTGAATGGATTATCATTAATAGGAGGGAGTGATGGTATGATTGACTCACCATTTTGAATAGCAGCAATAGCAGCCTCTTTCTCCATTTGATAATTCTCAAATTTCTTTCTCGCTTGTTCTCTAAGCTTTTGTTGTAAATTTCTGTCATAGGCTTCTCTTTCATTAAGAGCCTTGTCAAGTGCGACATAATCTTCTGATATGTCTCTACGATTAATGATACGTGTTACACTATCGATAACACGCTTGTTGAACTCTGACATATTGAGTTTAGACTCTTTAAGAGAGTTCAGATAGTGGTCTACATAATCTCCAACAAGAGAGATTATGACACAGTTAGTATTTGTTGGCATATTATATACCAACTCCTTTCATTATAATAATAATCAGAGAGTCGATTAAGACTCTCTGATTCTACTATAATATTATATAACCTATTTATTGTTTGCTATGCCATGTTTTACTCTATCGTGTTCTTCTGCACGCTTAGCATCATTAAAACTATCAAGTGTACCGACTAAATAGCCTGTTATACGTCTGATGCGTTCAAATGGTTTATCTTCTGTTGCCTTGCGCTTACAGTTAGGACACGTATCATAGATAACTCCTGTATATCCACATTCAGGGTCTCTATCTACAGGATGATTAATAGCACCATAACCTATTCCATTATCATGCATACATCTTACTATAGTGTCTAATGCTTCTATATTACAAGCAGCATCGCCATCAAGTTCTATATATGTAATATGTCCTGCATTACAAAGCTCATGGAAAGGTGCTTCTAACTTAATCTTTTCATAAGCTGTAATATTATAATAAACTGGAATCTTTTATACCCTAGCTTTCGCTATATTTATACAGGGAATAGACTATCTCATATGGCATTACATAAGTAATGTCACCGACGCACTTCGCATATCAGAATTTCACTGACTACTAACGATACTTTGCTTAAAAGCATTTCTCTAGTCGTTATACTAAATATAAAATCGAATTCAATAATAATATTCTTCTATTACATTTTCATATTTAAATAAATAATCTTTTTCTTCTTTAAACCTAAATTTCCATCCTCTAGTTGTCATATATGTATTATTAAGACATGCAGATACTTGTTTTGGTTCTAAATTATGACCAATAGCAAAATGAGTTTGATTATTAGACTCATATACAATTCCATCTGGTGACATAGCATAAAATACCTTCATTTTACTAGAATTTCTAACTTGATGTGTCTGAGTTGTCCATCTCAGATTTCCTCTAACATATCCTAGATTATTATTAATTCTATCAATTGATATATTTTCAAAACCATATTTATTGCCAGCTTCAATATAACTATCATACATATCATCGTAAAAATCAATAAATATATCATAGTCGGTATTTAGACCTCTGCCGCCATATCTATCATAGTGTTGATAATTTTTATTGTATATTCTATTTTTTATAGATTGCCATGTATAGTAAAATTTAGGATTTAATGTTTTTAAATATTGTCTACACGCTTTATGTGTTGTACCTTTATGATTTCTTAAACAACATGCTCGTATATCTTTAATACGATTACATTTAATACAATGACATTGTAATATATCACCTATTTTATTATCATGTATTATATTATCTATATGCATATCATCAATTATTTCGCCAATATAGAAATTTCTTAGTTTAGGTCTTCCCATAATATCACCTCCTTTATTAATATAAATAATAAAATGAACTCGATTATTTAATTTAGCACGGTATTTCCAGCTATCCATATTTCAGGACCTTAGGTTCTCTTAGAGAGCGTATTCGTCTTTGGGATACGATAGTATCGTCGACTATCAGTCTTATCTAGCTCTTACCGTTAGCATAGATTATATTATTAATCTATACACCCTATATTTATAGGTTCACGTCGTTTTTCATGATATATTGCTATATCATGCCACTATTCAGTTAATGGTTACTATTGGTAAAATAATCTTTATCAGTAACTCCTTTTATTACACCATACTTACGTTTACATTTACGTAATGCATTTCCACATAAACTTTCTGCAGGAGTGCCTAATACAGAGAAATTAAGATGAGTTTGTTCTGCTAATTTATCTGTATAATCTCTCATATGTTTGATAATAGCATAACCTTTATCCCAGTATTCTTTTCCTTCTCCATGATGATGACCGTACAAAGCAACTAATGCCTCTGCAAGTCCAATAAATCCGATAGAGAGTGAACCATGTTTAAGCACTTCTCCAACTTCATCTTCTGGACCAAGTTTTTCAGAATCAAGCCATACACCTTGTCCCATAAGGAAAGGAAGATTCTTTACCTTAAGATGAGACTGTATATCAAATCTTTCTAAGAGCTGTCTTTTTACAAGCTCTAAGTATTTATCAAGAAGCTCATAGAATTTCTTTTCGTCATGATTAGCTTCAATAGCAAGCATAGGAAGATTAATAGTTGTAAAAGAAAGATTACCTCTAGAATTAGCTATCTGTCTTGTTGGGTCATATACATTTCCCATAACTCTTGTTCTACATCCCATTTGTGCACATTCAGTCTCAGGATGACCTGGCTTATAATACTGAAGATTGAAAGGAGAATCAAGAAATATATAATTAGGGAATAGACGTTTGCCTGTAACTTTAAGGGAAAGTCTATATAAATCATAGTTAGGGTCTTCTGGATTATAATTTACTCCCTCTTTAAGTTTAAAGATTACTATAGGGAATATACATGTTTCTCCATGCCCTAATCCAGCTTCCATAGCAAGAAGAAGATTTTTAATAACCATACGTCCAGCATTAGAAGTATCTGTACCTAAATTAATTGATGAGAATGGAAGTTGACTCCCAGCTCTAGCGTGAAGCGTATTAAGATTGTGTACAAAACCTTCCATAGCTTGATAGCACTCACGTTCTACATCTTTCTTGGTCATATTGATTATCTTATAAATTTCGTTGTCAAGGCAATCTCCAGTTTTCTCTTTGTTAAAATATTGGTAATCTTTTTTATCACTTAATATAGATTCTATAAAATCATCTCTTTCAAAAAGGTCTTTTATTCTTACATATTTATATTCGTCATTTGTTATTGTGTTATCTTCTTTATCCTTAGGGATAATGATAAGTGTGAAATCATCTTTATCTAAAAGACCAAATTCAATAGCCTTTTCTACATTACGTTTCCAAGCTTTTCTGAATGATTTATAGATACCTGGTGTCATAGAATAGTCGAAGTTAGGAATAGATTGTCCACCCTGGTTACACTACATAACCAGGACTATATCACAGGCTTCACCTTCAAGTGGTCAGCCCCCAGGCACTTCGGGTCTGTATCAATCTCAGCCCTACTCTACTCGGTTTTCAATCTCCTTAAGCGAGATATATATCCTTTCGATAGTCTCTTGACCTTCTTATTCTATTAACTCTATCTTCATTATATTATATGTATTTCTATATTGTTCATCTTTCCTAAATATATCGTATAAAGTACCAATAGGTATAGATAACATATTTGATAATTCTCTAAAAGTACCTTCAAATACACTATAGAATAATATATTGTAGGATTGTACTACCCTATATCTTTTAGCTCGAATAGGTATTAAACCAGTTCTAAAAGCGTGTTGTGTATTATATTTCAAAGTACAATACTCTAAGTTAGATATATCATTATTTAGCTTGTTTCCATCTATATGGTTTATAGCTTCATGAGGTATATTACCTAAGAAAGCTAACGATATTATCTTATGCATACAAACTTTAACTTGTCGGTTAGTAACTTTTTCGTTAAGAGTTACATAGTAGTAACCACGTTTTCCTAAAGTTTGTGTTTTTATATGACCAGTGTTGATATTAATTACATTCATATACTCATCAATGTAATAACAATCTGATATATTTTCTAAGGAATAGAGTTCGTTTATTTTAATTAACATCTCATCACCTCTTCTTGGTGATAGAGCAAGAATAAGCTTGGCACAGGATTCTGGTGTATCCCCTGTTAGCAAAAGAACTAATGAGTCATTTCCTACTCAAATCTAATGATTCTTTCACACCCTGCTGATAAAACAGGTTCACCTGGTTTTCTCTCTATTCATTTCTGAATAGAGCCACAGAAACTATGGCAGTCGCCTTGGTCCGACTGGATTGCAATGGCTGCTAACGTAGCATAAGAACCAATCGACTGAGGTTCTCTTACAAAACCATGGCCTGGATTAAATCCACCTTTAGACAGTTTCTTAAAATCAATTTGACAACAAGTAACTGTAAGTTTATAAAAGTCAAGGTCATGAATATGAATATATCCATCAATATGTGCTTTAGCAATATCTTTACTCATCATATTATTAAGATAATAATTCTTAGATACATTAGAACCAACTTGCAACATAGTACCCATAGCAGTATTGCCGTCTATATTAGCATTCTCACGTTTAGTATCACTATCTTTAGAATCAGATAATAATATATCAGAGATAGTATTACTAATACTATCTCTTGTATTGCGTATCTCATCTCTTTTATTACGATAGAGAATATATGCCTTTGCAGTATCCGCATATCCATGTTTAATCAAAACACGCTCTACTGTATTCTGTATATCATTAATATTATAAACTGCAGAATTATTATCTGGCATATACATATATGTTGGATTCAGCAATTTATGGATTTCCGACACAATACTATCAAGTACATTACTATCAAAGTACTTGAGTTCTTCTTGAGTATGTGATGCTAATACAGCTTTATAAATAGCGTCATGAATCTTCTTTTCATCAAAAACCTGAAGTGTCTTTGTATCACGTTTAAGTACCTTTTCACTAATAATCATTTTAGCTACCTCCAAATATTATTTACCATTTTATAAGTTCAACAGGGCTTTCCAATTGTATTTCTACAAACAATTGGTTACCGTGTTCAATATACTTATCTCTAATACATTCTATGCTAGTTACTCTAGTATTTCTGTAATTACTTAAAATTTTATACGGGTCTTTTCCTTCTTCAGGATGACCACAAAACATACAAATAGGTTTACCTCTGTCATTTGTCTCAATCCATCTAGTATTGTCTCCAGGTATTAATATTCTATAACACCCTGCATCCTTACTATTGAGTTGGCCAGATGACGTATGATTCAATATGTAAGGAAGAATATCTTTTAATAAAATCTTTGGTTTATACGAACCGTATTTTAGATACTGTTCTGTATTTATGAAAATTATTAATACACCTTCAGGACTAACTTCCATTGATTCGACATTAATAAATTCTAATCCATAGATTTTAATCTCATTCATACTTATCTCAATTTGAGGTTGGTATGTTTCTTCGTTAGTACCAGTCATATCACATTTTATTACGTATTTAGTATTATCAGGTAACTTTATTAACAAATCTCTAAGTGTCATCTCGTTATAATCGCAACACATTTTCATTTACCTCCTCTTATTATCGTTAGCATCAAATCTCTCTTTAAGCTCCTCCTTAGAATGTGAGCTTTCTACTGCTTTCATAATTGCAGTACGTATCTTATTGTCATCAAAATCTTCAATTGTCTTACCATCACGTTTAATTACCTGCATCATATTAGTTTTCCTCCTTATAATATGACTTCAAGAAGTCCTTTTCGTTCATTCCGTATTTGTGTGTCTCTTTCCATCCAATAAGACTCTTCTCAAACGCATCTACTTTAGATAGACTAGATTTAAGTTTATCTAGGTCCATTGGTGGACCGAGCAAGGCAATATTCAGAAGTATATTAAGCTGAGCTTTATATCTACAGTATATTGTATAGTAATGCTCATATTCTGGGTCTATTACCATAAAAGAACCTTCTGTAGAGAAATGCTTGGGTTCTATACCATCAACAACTACATCCTCTATATTAGGAATGGCTTCTTGAAGTGTTCTATTTATAATCTCTTCTTTGTTATCTCCTCTACGAATCTCCGAGAAGTTATGATTAAAGTCATCATATAATATTGGGTCTGATGCCCATTTACTATAATCACCATAGAACTCATCAAAGAGATTCACTACATAATGACAGTTCCTTCTTTCAAGTGCCTTTATCATTGTAGATAAAGGTACAGTTCCGTCAGGGTTAAGTTTAAATACTTCTATTTCCTCCTCTTCCTCAGATTCTTTGTTTAGCCAGTATTCTGCATTTTCTTTAGCTTCTTTGTCTAGATAGTATTGAGCTGATTCACAGGATGATAACCATGATTTTATAATATCAGCATTAGCTTTTAATGCTTCATCTCCACCAACTAATCTCTTCATTTCTTCAATTGTCATGATATAATTCACTCCTCATCTTCTTCATTAATAATATTAAATGTAATGTGACCATCACAAGTAGTTCTGATTTTAGTTACTATAAAATTAAGAACATTGATTGGTAAATCTTTTATATTTGCTCTATATCTAGGGTCTGCATCACCTTTAACATA